GCACCTTCGGTTGAAACCTGGTGCCAAACTTAATGCCAGTGATGCTAAGTCCAGGCTCCTAGAATTGATTCAGGCTGGTTTCTCTGTTGAGGATGCTTGCCACGCTGTTGGTAAGTCTAGTAAAACTTTTTATTATTACACCGAGTCTGATCCTGATTTTAAGAAACAGGTTCAGCTGGTTAGGGCCTTGAAGGCCCGAGGTGGTCATATCTCTGACGAAGATAAGGCTATGACGTTTAGGGACTTTCGTAAAGAGTTCATGAAGTCTGAGACTTTTGCTCACCAACAAAATATTATTGATTTGATTGAAAACCAGGCTCCGTCTTGGGTGCATCCTTCTATGATGTATGAGAAGGGTACTGACCAGTATGTTTTGGTGAATATGCCACCGGAGCATGCTAAGTCTATGACGGTGTCTATTGACTACATCACCTATAGGATTTGTGTTGATCCGGCTGTTCGTATTAAGGTTGTGTCTAAGACACAGACGATGGCTAAAGAGTTTTTGTATGCTGTTAAGCAAAGACTTACTTCCCCGTTTTATATAGACCTACAACGTAGGTTTGCCCCGGCTGATGGCTTTAAGGCTACTGCTGATAAGTGGACGCAAGACGCAATTTATATTGAACGCGAATCCGGCGAAAAAGATCCTACCCTTCAAGCTTTGGGTATTGGTGGTCAAATCTACGGTGCCCGTGCTGACTTAATTATTCTTGATGACTGTGTGACTTTGTCTAATGCTGGTGAGTACGATAAACAGATTAGATGGATTCAGCAAGAAGTCTTGACACGTATTGGTCCTACTGGTAAACTTCTTATTGTTGGTACCCGTGTTGATCCAATTGACATGTACCGAGAATTGCGTAATCCTGATCGTTATCCGGAAGCTAATAGTCCTTGGACGTATTTGGCTATGCCGGCTGTTTTGGAGTTTGATGAGAAACCTGAGAATTGGATTACTCTTTGGCCTCATTCTGATAGGCCTTGGCCTGGGGATCCTGTGGATCCTGATGAGAGTGGTTTCTTCCCTAGATGGGATGGAACTAGACTAAAGCAACGCCGTAGCGTTTTGGATGCTAAAACGTGGGCTATGGTTTACCAACAGCAAGATGTTGAATCTGAGTCTGTGTTTGCACCAGAACTGGTTCGTGCTGCTGCTAATGGTATGCGTGGTTGTGGTCCTCTTGTTGCAGGCGCTCCTGGCTATCCTGCTGACGTTACAGGCTTCTACACCGTTTGTGCTATGGACCCTGCTATGTCTGGTGATACTTTCACTGTGGCCATTACTGGTGACAGAAGTACTAAGAAGCGTTATCTTTTAGATGCTTCCCGTATGCCTGCACCAACACCTCAACGTATTCGTGAAATAATTTTTACTTGGACTGAAAAATATAAACCAGCTGTTTGGGTTATTGAAAAAAATGCTTTTCAATTATTCTTAACACAGGATGAAGAGATTAATGCTTTCTTACAATCACGGGGCATCAGGCTTGTCCAACACTACACGGGTTCTAACAAGATGGACCTTGAATATGGTGTGGCTTCTCTTAATACTCTTTTTGGTACCTTTGGTCCTGATGGTAAACCTGCTAAGAATAATCTTATTGAGTTCCCTCGCGCCGAGTCAGAGGGCGTTAAAGCTCTTATTGAACAACTGATCACTTGGTCTCCTGGTACTAAAAATAAACAGGACGGCCCTATGGCTTTGTGGTTCGCTGAAACCCAATTAAGGGATTATGTAAATCAGCAAGGTAGTTATGGCAAAACTTGGGTTCGTAACCCTTTTGCTACACCAATTGATTTGGCTAAACGCCAAGTGGTGGATTTAGAAGAATATGCAAGGAAACAACGATTAGCCAATGCTGGCTGGTATTAATATTAAATTAGGAGTCTAGTGGCACGCAAGATTGAAGATATTGCTAACGCCTATCAACAACTGAAACAACGTTACGCAAATCGTGACGCTCGTTGGGGTGACGTACTTGAGGTACGTAAAGGAAACATAAACCAAGTATTTCCTGGTTTGTTTCCAGCAGAATACCCTAAGCCAATGGTGGCTAACTTTATTGACGTTGCTGCACGCGACATTGCTGAAGTAATCGCACCACTGCCTGCTATTAACTGTTCAGCAACTAATGCTGTATCAGATAGAGCACGTACCCGTGCCGACAAGCGTACAATGATTGCAGCCGGCTATAGAGACACTTCACGCCTACAGGTTGAAATGTTTACCGGTGCTGACCGTTATGTTACTTTTGGTGCCCTACCTTTTATTGTTGAATCTGATTACGAAAATAAAACTCCTCGTATTCGTATTGACAATCCTATTAACTCTTACCCTGAGTTTGACCGTTTTGGTCGTTTACTTTCTTACACAAAACTTTACATTAAAGCTGCACAAGATCTAGTTAACGATTTTCCAGAATACGAATCTGTAATCCTTGGTAAGTTTGAACAACGTGGTTCTATGCGCCCTGTACAACTTGTGCGCTATATGGACAAAGATGAAACAGTTCTTTTTCTACCAGAACGTGCTAATTACATTTTACAACGCGCTAAGAATCCTCTTGGTAAACTTAATGTTATTTTTGCTGTTCGTCCTGGTGTTGACTCTGATGAGCAACAACGCGGACAGTTTGATGATGTTCTTTGGGTTCAAGTAGCCCGTGCCCGTTTTGCTACTTTACAACTTGAGGCGGCACAAAAATCTGTTCAGGCACCTTTTGCTTTGCCTGCAGATGTTAACGTCCTTGAAATGGGACCTGACGCAACTATACGTTCTGCATCTCCAGAAAAGATTAGACGTGTTGATTTAAATGTGCCTCCTGGATTATTTGCAGAATCACAAATTCTTGATCAAGAAATGCGTATGGGTTCACGTTACCCAGAAGGTAGACAAGGCGTAAGCCAAGGATCTATTGTTACTGGTCGTGGCGTTGAAGCCCTTATGGGTGGTTTTGATACACAAGTTAAAACTGCTCAATCAGTTCTTGCTGAAGCATTGAAAAAAGTATTTGAACTTTGCTTTGAAATGGACGAAAAACTTTTCGGTAATACCGAGAAGACGGTACGCGGCGTAGATGCTGGCGCACCGTATGAAATCACCTACACCCCCAACAAGGATATTGATGGGGATTACACGGTTGATATCACCTATGGACTGATGGCCGGATTAAACCCCAACCAGGCTTTGGTATTCGGACTCCAAGCGCGCGGAGACCAATTAATTTCTCGCGACTTCCTCCGCCGTCAGATGCCTTGGGAAATCAACGTTACACAAGAAGAACAAAAAATTGAAATAGAAAAACTGCGTGACTCTCTTGTTGCAGCAATAAGTGGATACGCGCAAGCTATCCCTTCACTTGCAACACAAGGACAAGATCCTGGTGAGATTCTTTCACGTATTGCAACAGTTATCGCTGGTAGACAAAAAGGTCAACCTATAGAGCAGGTAATCGCGGAAGCGTTTGCCCCTCAAGCGCCACCTTCTGCTGAGGTTGTACCACCTGGTATGGAACAACCCGTCCCCGGTTCCTCAGGTCAGGTTCCCTCTGGTGGTGCTTCAGGATTAAGTGCAATAACTGGTGGTCCACGTGGCGTGGTGCCAGGACAAGTGGGACAAGGTGGTCGTCCACCAATACAAAGTTTGCTCGCCGGACTTACCGGTGGTGGCAAGCCGACACTATCTTCTAGTGTCTCAAGAATGGTCCCTGCGGGCTAAGAAAAGGAAAAAAAATGAAGTCATTTAGTGGCGGAAAGAAGCCAGCAAACCAAGGGTCTGCTGGAAAAGCTTACGAACAACCAGTTAAAAAATCTGGTGTTCCAAGTATTGCAAAACCAGGTATGTCAAAGACAATGTTCTCTGCACAACCATCTGGTACACGTGGTGGCAAAGCACCAAAACGCGCTGGTAAGTAATAATTAAATTTAAGGACGTATAATAATGGCAAGAGGTGGAATGAGACCAACAGCACCGCAAAACAATCCTATGAATGTTTCTGCGCGTGGTGGTAATGGTCAAAGCGGTGACGCTACACAAGCAGCCAAATATGTCCCAGGTCTCCCTTATGGAGAGGGGCAAGCACTTATGGCAACACAAGAAGCAGCCCCTTTGGCTGCGGCTCCGAGTATTGAACAATCAAGTATGCCTTCGGGCCTC